ATTGATGAAATTTGGTTATCCGCACAATCAACTCTATCAACGGGTGGTAGTGCAATTGTATTATCTACACCAAATGGTATTGGTAACTGGTTTCATAAAATGTGGGTAGAGGGTGAAAGTGGAACAAACGGTTTCAATTGTAATAATCTCCATTGGACAGTTCATCCAGAAAGAAATCAAGCTTGGAGAGATGAGCAAACTCGCATTTTGGGAGCAAAGGGTGCAGCACAAGAATGTGATTGTGACTTTGTTGGTTCAGGTGCTACGGTAATCGAACCAGAACTATTAACTTGGTATAAGAACACGTATGTGATGGAGCCAGTTGAGAAAGCAGGATTTGATAGAAACCTATGGAAATGGGAATATCCAAACTACAACAAACAATATATGGTTGTAGCTGACGTTGCTAGAGGAGATGGAGCCGATTATTCTACTGCGCAAGTTTTAGATATAGAAGATTGCTCACAAGTAGCAGAGTATAGAGGTAAAATTGACACAAAAGATTTTGGAAACTTCTTAACTGCATTGGCAACTGAATATAACAATGCACTTTTAGTAGTAGAAAACTCAAACATAGGTTGGGCATGTATTCAACAAGTAATAGATAGAGGATACCAAAATCTATTTTATATGAGTAACGACTTAAAATATATTGATGTTGAAAGACAAATGAGTAATAGGTTTTATAGAGATGAAAGACAAATGGTTGCAGGATTTTCAACAACAACAAAAACACGTCCTCTTATCATTTCAGCATTGGATACATATATGAATGATAGAGATATTCTTATCCGTAGTAGTAGATTGATAGATGAATTATTTACTTTTGTTTGGAGTGGTGGTAGAGCAGAAGCTATGAAAAGTTATAATGACGACTTGATTATGGCATTGGCAATTGGATTATGGGTTCGTAACACTGCACTTCGTTTAAGACAAGAGGGGATAGATTTAACTAGAAATATGTTAAATTCTACGAGTATAAAACAATACGAAGGTATAGTAACGACTGGCTATTTAAAACAAAATCCATACGAAATGGATTTGGGAAAAGGAGATGTTGAAAATTTAAGTTGGTTACTTCAATAATTTTCTTATATTTATATATTGTATATGAGTAAGAATATGAAACTTAGTAATTTGGTAAAAGAAGACTTACGAAAGTGGTTTAAACAAAAATGGGTAAACATCGGTAAGAAAGTTGATGGTGAACATCCACCATGCGGAACTTCTGGTGAAAAAAGTGGTTATGCTAAATGTGTTCCTGCTGCAAAAGCTGCCGGAATGAGTAAAAAAGAAAAAGAAAGTGCAACTCGCAGAAAAAGAGCAGCACAAAACGATGCAGATAGAGGAGGTAAAAGTAGTAGTGGACAAGGTAAAGCACCAATAAATGTTTCTACAAAACCTAAAAACGAAGAGTGGAGTGATAAATATAAAAGTAGTATAGATTGTAATAATCCAAAAGGTTTCTCTCAAAAAGCACATTGTCAAGGAAAAGATAAAAAAGAAAATAATATGAAACTAACAGTAGAACAAAGGTTAGAACTATTCTTAGAGAAAAATTGTCCAACTGACCCTGGTAAATGGGCAGCATCAAAAGCAGCAGCAAAATCTAAATTTGATGTATATCCATCTGCTTATGCAAATGGCTGGGCATCTAAAAACTACAAAGAAAAAGGTGGTGGCTGGAAAGCTTGTAACGAAGGTGTTCAATTAGATGAAGCATGTTGGGATGGGTATAAGCAAGTTGGTATGAAAGATAAGGGAGGTAGACAAGTTCCAAATTGTGTACCTGTAAGTGAAGATATTGATTCGGATGATGATGTAAACTATGGTTTAGTTGAACCAGAAGAATACGATGTTGAAGATGAGGATATGGAAGATTTCATTGCTTTTATGAGAGGATATGATAAAAACCTAAATGAAGGTTGTCAATGTTTAAGAGAAGCTGAATATCAAGGTAGAGAAGTTAAATTGGGTAAACCAATGCAAGGTGATGTTAAAAAGTTCAAAGTATATGTTAAGAATCCAGCAGGAAATGTTGTTAAAGTAAACTTTGGACAAAAGGGAATGAAAATTAGAAAATCAAACCCTGCTGCTAGAAAATCATTTAGAGCAAGAATGAATTGTGATAGTCCAGGACCAAGACATAAAGCAAACTATTGGAGTTGCAGAAAGTGGTAATAAAGTTTGGAAATTACAAAAAAATTTATTATCTTTATAGATACTTTACAAATTAAAAATGGCAGATAAATCAGTATTTAGTAGATTACAGAAACTCTTTTCAACTAACACAATTGTTAGACAAACGGCAAAGGGAGTTAAAGTAATTGATACAGACGAGTACCAAAATATGACGACCAATCTTATTGACCGTTATATGAAATTAAAGGTTACGAATTATGGTTCAGGTCAAATTGAATCATCTATGGCGTATGCACAAGTTCGTATAGATTTATTCAGAGATTACGATTCAATGGATATGGACCCGATTTTGGCATCCGCATTGGATATTTATGCCGATGAGTGTACTGCTAGAAACGAACAAGGAAACGTATTAAAGATACATCACGAAGATGATAATATTAAACAAATATTAGAAAACTTATTTTATGATATTTTAAATGTTGAATTTAACCTTTGGCCTTGGACTAGAAATTTAGTTAAGTACGGAGATTTCTTTTTACAATTAGAAATGGCAGACCAATTGGGTATTGTAAATGTAATGCCTTTATCTACTTACGAAATGAGTAGAGTTGAAGGTTTTGATATGGAAAACCCACAGAGAGTTAAATTTATTTATGCACCCTATATGAATCCATATGGTGGTGGTATAACCTCTCCTAAAAAAGAATTTGAAAACTATGAGATTGCTCATATGAGATTAAACTCTGATTCAAACTTCTTACCTTACGGAAAATCTATGATTGAAGGTGGTAGACGGGTTTGGAAACAATTAACTCTTATGGAAGATGCAATGTTGATTCATAGAGTAATGAGAGCACCTGAAAAGAGAATCTTTAAGGTAGATGTTGGTAATATCCCACCAAATGAAGTGGATAATTACATGCAGAAGATTATAAACTCGTCTAAAAAAGTTCCATTTATAGATGAAAAGACAGGTGAGTATAATTTGAAATACAATATGCAAAACCTAATTGAAGATTATTATATGCCAGTTCGTGGTAGTGATAATGGAACTTCAATTGATACTCTAAAAGGTTTGGAATATAATATGACAGATGACATCAATTACTTAAAAGGTAAAATGATGGCAGCATTAAAGATTCCAAAAGCATATTTAGGATACGAAGAAGATACAAATGGTAAAGCTACATTAGCTGCTATGGATATTCGTTTTGCTAAAACAATTGAAAGAATCCAAAGAGTAATTATTTCAGAATTGACTAAGATTGCAATCGTTCACTTATATGCACAAGGTATAGAGGATGATAGATTGACAAACTTTTCATTAGAACTAACAATACCATCTAAAATTTATGAGCAAGAGCAAGTAGAGTTGTATAACTCAAAAGTTGCTTTAATTCAGCAAATGCAACAAACAAAGATGTTCTCTAAAGAATGGATGTATGAGTCTGTAATGAAGATGGCTAAGGATGAGCAAGATACAATGACATTGCAAGTGTTAGAAGATACTAAACAGATGTTTAGATTGACATCTATTGAAACACAAGGAACAGACCCTGCTAAACCAACTGGTGTAGAGGGAGGACCAACTAATGTTGAAGAAGAAATTGAAAGAATAAATGCAGAATTGGCAGAAGACGGTAAAGTTGGAAGACCAAAAGATAATGTTAGATATGGTCACGATGACCATCCACAAGGAAGGGATGCATTGGGAATTAAAACTCTAAAACAAAAAGAAGACTCCGTTGGGTATAAACCTAGAAAAAATTCATATTTAGAAATATTTAAAGATATGAATGGAAATAAAACAACTATTTTAACGGAAGATTTAACAAAAGAGTAATAAAGAAATATAATAATATATTTATATCTGACAAATTGTAAAAATTGATGAAAAAAATTAAACATTCTAAATTTAAAAATACTGGATTCATATTTGAATTATTGGTAAGACAGATTACATCTGAAATCATGTCTTCTAATAAATCAGTAGCAGAAAATATTTTAAAAGAACATTTTAATTCAAAAAAGGAGTTGTCCAGAGAATTAAAATTATATCAGTATTTGATAAATGAAAAATACAATTCAGAAACAAAAGCTGAAAAATTTATTGATACAATAATAGAAGCAAGAAAAAGATTAGACGAGAAAAAACTTACAAAAGAAAAGTACAATCTTATTAAAGAGATTAAAGAAACTTATAATATAGATGAGTTTATTAAATCTCCTATTTCAAACTACAAAACACTTGCATCCATTTACAAAGTATTTGAGGTGGCAACAATAGATGAGCAATTTGACCCAACGGATATTGTTGGTTCTAGAATCACAATTGCAGAAAACATAATCAGTTCTTCTATTCAAAATAAAGATACAAAAATTCAAAATGCAGTTTTAGAAGAATACAAAAAGCAAGATGAAGATTTAAGAGCAATATCTTATAAAATTTTAGTAGAAAGTTTCAACAAAAAATATAGTAATTTAACAACGGAACAAAAAACTTTGTTAAAAGAATATATCAACAATATCAACAATACTGGTAAATTAAACAGTTATGTTGGTAATGAAATAACTAAATTAGTTGCAAACCTAAAAGAAGTTGGTGGTAAATTAACAGATAAAGTAACTAGAATTAAATTGGCAGAAACAATTTCTAATGTAAATAAAATTAAATCTGTTAAAAAAATTAAAGAAGAACATCTTTCGGCAATGATGATGACTTATGAATTATTAGGAGAGTTAAAAAATACATTAAAATAAATAAAAATGGTAAATTATAGAGCATTTAGCGCAAAATTAGTAACATCGGGTTCCGCTTCATTGATAGATAGGGCTTGGGGAATAATGCCTGTAAGTGGTGTAACTGGTACGGTTACATTAGAAGGTAATACAACCATATCATTAGCACATTTGACAGCAGGTGAACCATTCCCTTGCTATGTAAAGAGTATAACAGTAACCAATGGTGGTTCTGTTTATGTATTAGCTTAAACTAATTAGAGATGTCAGTATCAACAAACCACGAAGTTTTGCCGGAAAAGATAAAAGAATTTATCGTTCAAGAAGCAAGAGGTCTTAAAACTATTCATAAAGAATATGGAGATGTTGTAGATGATATTCAAAAACAATTAGAATTATACAAACAATCAAAAGGAACTCCACAAGAAAAACAATACGTTCAGAAATTAAAACAATTG